TGGCCCCTATTCCAGTCAAAGCACCGGCTGAGAATGTACCACTAACTTCTCTAAACTTAATAAAGCCACTGGCCGGCATAGCCGCGCCTACTGCGGTCGGGGCGGACACTAAATCTTTCCAGACGCCCAATAAATAACCTGATACACCGCCCTGCGTGATATTCGTGCCTATGGCTGGTACATTGCCACTACCAGTGTCGTAAGCCAGCCAGCGGACTTTTGTACCGTCTAAGACGTATCCACCGCCTAAAGTAGCTGAAACTGTTAGTGAGCCTAAAGAGCCTGTCATACTAGCCGGAGCATTGGCGTGCCAACGGGTGTCGGTTCTAACTGTTAACACTCCACCATTACACGTCCACGCTTCGCCGGCACTTCTTGCTGTGCCATCGTCTAAATAAGTATCGCTGGTGATTGTTGCCATTAAACAACGCTCCTCGTTATGACTAAAGTAGTTGCGCCTGAGTTATCAAAGGTTTCGGTTACAGTATATCCTACTGTTGCGGAAGATTGTACAATAGTCGCCACGTCAGTTTTTGTAGCATCAGTGTAATTGATAGTTGTAACGTTATCGTCGGCTTGTTCTACTCGTTTGTGAATTGATAATTCAATTGCTTCTAACAGTTCATCTTGCTTCTCCCTAGTGGCCGGATTGATTCTATTATTTTCGGTGTCTTGCAGACTTACTTTGTCTATTGTTACCGCGCCCTCTAAACTAGCAGTTGTTTTTAGATTATCTTCGTTAAAAGAAAGTTTCTCAAGGTTCTCTTGGGCTTTTTTACTAAGCGTGTTGCTGCTTCCACCCCCGCCTATATAAACCGGTGCGCCACCCTTATTGCTTTTGTTAGCTTCTTTTATAAGCTTGATTATCTCGTCTAGCTTCTTCTCAATCGGTTTTAGATTTATAGGTTCGGGTGTCTCTTGGTTAAGTAATTTCAGATATTCCGGTATCTGTTTTATAGTATTTTCTAAAGGTTTTAGGTCTATATTAATTTGCGGTTTATTAGTTCTTACCGCTTCTATCTTTGTAATTAAACGATTAACAATCTGTTCGTATTCTTTCCCTAATTTATTTATTAGGTTTTTTTGTTCTATGAATAAATTTCTATCGCGTAAATCTAAATCGTTTATTGAGTTATGTACTTCCTCAATCGCGGTTACTACTTCACTAAAATCTATATTTGTCTGTTGGCTCAACAAAGCTTTTATACTTTTTAGATTATCTATAATCTGTAAAGTATTTTGCTTTACTTGGGCCTTTTCTATTTCATCTTTGGTTCGTCTATTCAGCATAGCCTTCAATTATTAACTCATAAGCGCAGCCGCAATTCGGGTGTAAATTGCCGGCTTCTGCGTCTAAAAATCCCACTGTCATCTTACTGACTTTGGTTTTCCCTTTATCACTTACTACCGCTTCTAGTTCGTCGCCTATTTGGGCGAAAGGTTGATTGAAGGGTATAGGCGGTTCTTGGCTCATAGCTTGACAAAAAGGGCAGGGGTTAGAGCTTCTGACTATCCACTTTTTGTAAGCTTTATTAGTAATTCCATTTTGTTCTAAGAATTGTCTATCGGCAGAATATTGGGCCATTGTAAAGGCGCGGTTTGTTTCGGTTCTTGCTACGACTTTGGCACGTTCTTCTGAAATATTGTTTCCATACTTATTTAATAGATTGTTCGCTATCATCTCTCGGTCTAAACCTTCTAAACTGTCTTGTTGTGCTGAGTACATCATATCAGCTAATAAATTGCTAATATGTTCTTCGGACACTTTCTTTGAGGTGCTTTTTATAAACTTCTTGGTTTCAGGGTCTAAATTAAATTGAGCGGTCATAGAATAAGTTTCTAACCTCTCACTCATTACATTGTAAGCGTAAAGAGGCATTATAATCCCATAAAAAGTACCAAGTGCCATATCCAGCTCGTTTATAACTGCTGCTTTTACCGCTAGACTAACCATATCTTTTACTTCTTTGAAGTCATTAGTCTTTTTACCCACCTTCTTTACGACTTCGGCTATCAGTTTATTATCTATATTGACTACCGCATTTTGTAACGCACCTCTTGAGCTCTCTAATACGCCGGTTTCTAATTTATTTATATATTCGTGGTCGCAAGTGTGTATGTGTTGCTTTTCTTCTTTCTCAGGTTCTTGTTTAGGCTCTTCTTCCGGTTCTTTCGTTTTTAATTGTGGTGGTAGTTTAGGTTCGTCAGGTTCATTTAGTTCTTCTAATTCAATTTGGTGGTTCACGAATTTAGCAGTTTCTTCTCTGTCATAACCATTATCCACCATTATTTGATACAAGTCGTACTCTTTTTGCCGGCATTCCGTCTCTTTTAAGTCTTGTTCTACATTTGAGGCCAGTGGGTTCTCAATCGTTATAGTATATCTATCTCTTTCGTACTCTATCGGATTATATATTTTATAATCTTGGTTTAAGGCGTCTATTATAAGCTGTAATTGTGGCATTACTCGCATCTCTATAAAATTATTACGCTGAACTTTGGCGGTTTCTCTAGTTGTGCCTGATTCTTCCCAACCCAACATAGTCTTGCTAGCACCGCTTACCGACACTATATTCTGTAAAGATATATTATTTACATCTGTGAGAGCGGATTTATTTAAGTCGGCTTGCATATCCGACCACGTTACAGAACCTTTACCGCCACCAAATATCGGTTCGCCTTTTACTTTCCCGATTACTCTTGCCTTAAAATCTTCTAATTCTTCTTGGCTTAATTCTTTATCTGTCGCTATAATTCCGGGTGAATTTATATTGTTTGATATTGCGGCTCTCGTGTAATCTCCGGCTGCTTTTAGAGTAAATTGGTGTTCCTTCACTGCATCTACCATGCTAAATGGCGTTTCGTCAAACGGGTTAAGATTTATAATCGGTATAATCATTTCTTTTGGTATATCCCGGCTCATTGTGCCACGATATTCTGTATAACCGACTAGCTCTTTTGTATTGCTATCAAACTTTCGTTGCACATTAAACGGATTAAGTAGTTTGAATTCCTGAACATTACCGACTAAGCCACTTGGGCTTATAGCCCGTACCGCCATTATGTACATCAAACCTTCTAGGTCTAAATAAGTCGTAATCGTACTCCAAAACTGATAATTAGAAAATGTTTTAGATTTGTCAATTATCTCTAAATAAGGGTGTTCTATAACCTTCCCTTCGGCTTTAGCTTTCTCAATCACTTTATCAGAGGCTGTTGTAATTAAGTTATTGGTTGCTAATTGAGCTAAAGCTACCGCCCTTACATTTATAGCGCCATATAAAATACCGCTGTAAGCGTCTTGTTCGGTTAGTAAAACCTGTGACCAATCAGGCGTTCTAATCTGCGTATTCCCATATTTCAAAAAGTGTCTTGCGCTAGCGAGGGCTGTGTTAATCTGTTTATTTTGGGGTTTAAAGATATTTTTTACAAAATTAAAAGGCTTCATTTAGTTCTCCATACATCTATTATACCAATTACGGTATGGGGTCTTACAAACAAAAAACCTCGCCGAAGCGAGGTCTTTTGTATAGGTAAACACAGGATTGTGCCTGCTTTCCAAGCACAATTTAATTATACCACAAATTAAAATAATATGTTAAGTCCTTTCGGTTTGGTATCAGAAAAGCAGATTATAAAAGCGTCTGCTAGGTCGGGGCTTCTAAAACCTCGCTTCTTATACTGTTCTTTCGGTTCAATCTTTCGCTTGCCTCGTACATCTATGCTCCAATTCCGTGTTGAGAGTTCCATTAGTAGGTCGCTGTCCATAGGCAAACTAATCCGGTCTATAATTGAGCTCAAATAAAACCACGCTTCACTAATCCAGTTCGGGTACTTGTCTCGGTCGTTGGGCGCGCCACCAAAGTTTACGCCTAGCACATTATAACCTCGCTTCTTCATTTCATCAGTTACGCCACCGCCAACGCCGGTGTCATCTACCTTAATTAAAGTATCTTTTCTAAAGCGTGCGAATTTCTCTAAAGCATCGCATATCTCGGTGGTACGCATCTTCGTCATAACTTTATAATTCTTAGTCTGTAAGCCTTTACGTCTAACGAATACTGTTCTATCATTTCCCATTCTTGCTACATCTACACCGATAAATTCGTCGCCTTCATCATCTACTTCTCTCTGCATAGCCTCTAAAATGGCGGTTCTATTAAGTAATGCTTGCTCAGATTGGCTAAGAGGTTCGCCGAGCCACTTAT